ACATATTGGCAATCATTTGGAGCAACATTTAGTTCAGTAGCAACTGGATTATTACTTGCTGAAAATGCAACGGTAACAAAAGGACTTGTAATAGGACAGGAAGGTAGTGATGTAGGGTTTATTCGTTCTGCTGGTGCACAAAGTATTGGTGGTGGTAATGGATTTTATATGGATGCTCTTGGTAATATGAGATTTGGGGCAGATACATCTACTGAAGGTAACTACGTTTATTGGAATAATACTTTAGGAACATTAGATATAAATGGAACAATAACAGCAGATTCTGGTGAGATTGGTGGATTTACTATTGCCAATAATAAGCTAATCGCATCGGGGGCTTTATTAAGATTTGATACACAAGCACCATCGATAGAATTTTACACAAACGCAACTGGTTCTGCTAAAGTAGTATTAAATCCAAAAGCAACATTAACTGACCCAAGCGGACAAATTATATATATAAGTGGTTCACAATACGATGGTACGGATGGTAACAGAACATCAACATCTGGAACTACTAATACTACTAACGTAATTACTGAAGTATATAGTGGTTCGTTTGGTATATCAGCAAACAGTACATATTCAGGTGCAACTCTAGCCTTTAGTGAAGCTGGTAATACCAATTTTATTGTGTATATTCCAGAAACATCTTTAACTATATCAACGACTTCACCAAGTGCAGCTTCGGATTACCCACCCGACCCACCACAATATGGATACGAAACATATCAATCGGAATATGCCGCTCCGGGTAATGCATCTGCCCAATGGTATGTACAAATGTACAATTCAACTGGAACAACGTTTATATCTGAAGTTGCAATAAATGGAGCATCTACATATAGAAGTGGTACTTCAAGTAATTCCTATTATACTGCAGTAGTATCATATAGCGGATTCCCTTATTATACCGAATCATACTATTGGAATTATTCATCATACTCATCAACAGCATATTATCAGGGAAATATTCCATTTGGGTCTAAAGCAGGTCAACTGATAATACCAGCACCGGGTATATATCAATTTAGATTAGTACTAAAAGTTACAGCTGTATCGGCAGCTATATATAATTATGTTGGTGGTGGAAATACATATTATACTACAACCGGAACTTCTAATCATACAACAACTGGTGATATTACTTTTCAATTTTCTCCAAACGTAAATAAAACGGAAATAACGAATGGTGGTATTCAAGTATTATCAAATCAAAATGCTTATGTTCGTTTTAATAGAATCGAACCAAGTGCATATGGTGGGGGTTCTGCAGTTGCAGAATTTGTTGGTGGTGCGATTAATGTATCTGCATTTGGTGGATATCCAACAAGTTTGAGTAATACTGGTATCTATATGAATGGTGGATTGGTTTCAAATGGCAAAACTAATTATTTAGGTGATTATTACTTTGATGGAACTGGTACACAAGAATCACTTCGTTTAGGTGGAAGAAGTACAGCAACAGCGGCAGACCAAACGTATATAACTTCATATTCTAATTTTTTACCAGCAAGTGATAACTATTGGACAATAGGAAAGTCTGGACAAAAATGGAAACAAATATGGTCTAATACTGGAACTATACAAACATCAGATGCAAACCAAAAATTAGAAATAGAACAATCGCAATTGGGATTGGATTTTATAAATAGATTACAACCAGTTTCATATAAATTTATTTCTGGAAGTGCTATTACTGAAAAAATAGAGGATTATATAAAAACAATTAAAGAACCGGCCATTATGGATAGTGATGGGGTAGTAGTAAAAGAAGAAGTTATTGAATATATAAAAAATGAACAAATACCAAATGTAACTTGGACTCCTGGTATAAGAAAACATCATGGGTTGGTTGCACAGCATGTAAAAACAATTTTGGATGACATGGGACTTTCAACAAATGATTTTGCTGGATATATTGAAGGTGATTTAGAAAATCATTCTGATTTGGGGTTACGTTATGAAGAATTTATGGCTCCTATGATTAAAGCAATACAGGAATTATCATCAAAAGTTAATAGACTGGAAGCTGAAATAAGTAGTTCGAAAATTTAAAATCTATATATTTATATATATAAACAATAATATATTATGGCACAATTAAAAGAATCATTAAGCGCTGATGTTTTGAATAGCATCAAAGAAAAAAGAGATGAAGTATCTAATTTAGTAATGGAATTAGGTCAAATTAGCTTAAGAACTAGAGAACTTAGAAATGAATTAGCAAACCTAGACCAAATTAAAATGTCTATGGAAAGTAGATTTGATGTGGTAAATGAAGAAGTTAAAGGAATTTTAGCAGAATTAGAAGTAAAATATCCAAAAGGAGAAATAGACCTAAATGAAGGGATGGTTTATTTTGAATCAGCTGACTAAAATAAATTTGGTAGTTTAAGAATTATTTTGTATATTTGTTACAATTAATAAAACATGTCTAAAAAGAAGTTACTTTATATTGCGCCTCACTTATCTACGGGAGGACAACCACAATACCTATATAAACAGGTAAAGCATTTTATTAAAGATTTTGATATCCAAGTTGTTGAAATAAACAATAGTGGCGGAAACGCATTTGTAGTTCAAAAAAATAGAATAAAATCATTAGTAGAGGTTCATACATTAGGAGATGATAAATCTCAAATACTCAATGTAATAAATCAGTTTAAACCTGATATCATACATTTTCAGGAAATACCACAATTTGATTTAGCTCCATTTATATTAGACCAGATTTTTACAAAAGATAGAAATTATTTTATTGTAGCATCAACTCATGGTTCATTTACAAATCCATCTGAAATAAATTATCATCCTGATAGATACGTTTTAGTATCCGAATGGAGTAGACAAAGGTTTGAACATACTGGAGTTGAAACTCAATTATGGGAATATCCAATCGAAGAATATAAATTTGATAAAGAATCTGCACAAAAAGAATTAGGATTTGAATCAGATTGGAAACATATCCTTAATGTTGGATTATTTGCGCCAGGTAAAAATCAAGGTGAAATATTTGCATTAGCAACTCAATTGGAAAAATACAAAATCAAATTTCATTTCGTAGGAAATCAAGCTGGAAACTTTGAACACTATTGGGCACCATTGATGAAACATAAACCTGAAAATTGTGTTATATGGGGAGAGCGTGATGATGTGGATACATTTTATGCAGCAAGTGATATGTTTTATTTTAGTTCTAAATTGGAATTAAATCCTCTTTCAATTAAAGAAGCATTGAGTTACAAACTTCCATCTATATTTAGAAAACTCCACACATACTTAGATACATACGATAATAATCAATTGGTAACTTATATTGATGATGATTTAAAAGCAACAAAAAAAATCATATTAGATACACTTAAGCCTGAATTTAATTATATTCCCGGTTGGTTCGCATTTGATGAATTGTATAATCAATTTGTTGAAGAAGCAAAAGATGGAGATACGTTTGTGGAAGTTGGTACTTGGTTTGGAAAATCCACAAATTATTTAGTAAACAAAATAAAAGAATCTAAAAAAGATATTAAGTTTACAACAATTGATACATTTAAAGGAACTGATGATGAGGAGTTACACCAAAATATTGTAGGAGCATTTAATGGAGATATATTTTATGAATTCATAGATAACACAGTTCTATCAAACAATTATAATAAATTTGAAATAATCAAAGATACATCACACAATGCAGCTAATCAATTTACAAACAATAGTATTGATTATATAATGTTAGATGCTGGGCATAGTTATGAAGATGTAAAAAATGATATTCATTTTTGGTATAATAAAGTAAAACCGGGCGGAACTATTAGTGGTGATGATTATGGTGGAAGTTTTTTTCCCGGCGTTACTACTGCAGTTGATGAATTCTTTTACAATCAATGTACATTAGGATTCCGAAATTGGAGAAAGAAAAAACCTCGTATTCAAATAAAACATCTATTAACTAGACCGGATGATATGAGAGAGATGGTTAGTATTCAATCTCTTAAGCAATTGGAAAAATATGGAATGGTATATCAACCAATTGTAAATCAAGTGTATGAAGGATTTGCACCTGCTGAAAATTGTAGGAGACCCGAACATATAAGTAAGGATAATAAGCCGGGTGAGTTATACCCTGGTGCTGGTTTGGGTTGGATGACCGGTAGACACTATGGATGTTATTTAGCACATAGGGGAGCATTGGAAACAATAGATACTGAAAACTTTGATTATACTTTAATATTTGAAGCAGATGCATTTATCTACACTGGATTGGAAGAATTTGTAGAAATTGTACATAGAGCTTGTTTTATCTCAGAAAGAGATAATGTACCATTCATATCATTTGCAGATAACCCATCTAGAGAAAAAGAAAGAATTGATGAATTGTTTTCAAAAACAGCATTCAATCAGGATTTAGCACATTGTTATTTAATTCCAAATAGAGAGAAGCAATGGTGGATGGATAGATTGGTAGATTGTGGTTGGGATGTAGGTGACCTTTGGTTCAATCACGTTTTCTATAATAATCCAAGACCTCGTTACACAACAAACAAAATGTATAGTAAGCAAGCCGAAGGATATTCTCTTTTGGATTTAACAGTTAAAACTTGGAATACATGATATACGATAATTTAAAAAAGAATACAAATCCAATTGTGAATATTGATAATAGAGTAATCATTAATTTTGTAAAAGGTGCTTTTTTAGAAATAAAAGGAAGTAAAAAATCAGAATATAAAGTTCAATTTATTGATAATAAAACTGGGCAAATTAAATTTTCTACTACAATAGGAAACAATTGCTGGTGTAAGTGTAATATTGAATATTTTGTAGAATGGAGAATTTTAATTTATGAAAATGATAAATTATGGTATGAATACATTTACAATGCAAAAGATACAAAAGTTTACATTTCATTAGATTCAAGAGCATTGGGTGATTCATTATCTTGGATTGCATATGTGGATGAGTTTAGAAAGAAACATAATTGTAAAGTAGTAACATCTACATTTATGAATGATATGTTTGAGGAAAACTATAAAGAAATTGAATTTGTAACTCCTGGTACAAACGTTATTGATTTATATGCTATGTATAGTATTGGTTTATTTTATAATGAAGATGGTACTATAAATGGTTTAAAAAATCCAATAGACCCAAAGCACCAAACAATGCAAAAAATGTGTACGGATATTTTGGGATTGGAATATACAGAAATAAAACCAAAAATAAAGAAAAGAAATCCATATATAGACCCAAATCTTAAACAAGTTTGTATTGGTGTATTTGGTACTGCACAATCTAAATTTTGGAATAATCTAAACGGATGGCAGGATGTTGTTGATTGGTTAAAAAATAAAGGTTATACTGTAAAATTACTTTCAAAAGAAGGTGATGATTATATGGGAAACAAATTACCAAATGGAATAATTCAACACCCAAACGGGCCATTGGAATTGGTTATGGATGAAATGTTAAAATCAAAAGCATTTATTGGTATTGGTAGTGGATTAAGTTGGTTGAGTTGGAGTTTAAATGTTCCGACTGTATTAATTAGTGGATTCTCATATGATTGGGCAGAAATGCAGGATTGTATCAGAATTGCAGCCCCTAAAGGAAAATGTGAGGGATGCTTTAATAGGATTAAATTAGACCCATCCGATTGGAACTGGTGTCCAGACCATAAAGGTACGGATAGACAATTTGAGTGTACAAAATCAATAACATCCGAAATGGTAATAAAAGAATTGGAAAAATTCTTATAAAAAATAAAAAATAATATACTTATATATATAAAACAACAAAAACAAAATTATGGCAGCATTAGATAGTATTCCACAAAAGCAAACAATTGAAATTGAAATTGCAAAATTGGATGAAAAAGTATTAGAAAGCATAAAAGATTTAAATCAAAAATCTGCTAACATCATCAATGAATTTGGACAAATTTACATCAGAAAGAGAGAAATTCAAGAAGAATTAATCAGATTGGATGATTTCTTATTGAAAGGTGAAGATGAACTAAAATCTACTAGTAATGAATTAAAAGAAATACTTGATGCATTGGATGATAAATATCCACAAGGTAGAATTAATTTAGAAGATGGTTCAGTTCAATACCAACCGGGAGCACCAACTAGAAAGCAACAAGCTGAACAGCTAGCTCAACCAAGTGGTATGAAAGTAGTAAAACAATAATATCGAATATTTATATAGGAACAACTATATAATGAACGAATTATCAAACTTTTTAATAGAAACAATATTGGGAGAAGCGGCTCAAATGGACAAAGTAGTTGTTGTCTATTCGGGCCGCTTTCAACCATTTCATAAGGGACACTACGCAACTTATGATAATTTAGTACGCAAATTCGGTAAGGATAGTGTATATATCGGAACTTCTAATGTTACCGATTCAAAAAAATCTCCATTTAATTTTAAGGAAAAGAAAGTAATAATGACAACAATGTTTGGTATTCCATCAAACAAAATTGTAAATATTAAAAATCCTTATGCACCTGAAGAAATACTAAAGAAGTATGATTCTGATACAACTGGTTTAATAGTTGTAGTTGGTGAAAAGGATGAAAATCGTTTAAGTGGTAAATACTTCACTCCATATAAAGGTAAGGTAGAGCAAGGATATTTGGATAAAGGATATGTCTACGCTTCACCCGCTACGGCAAATCCTATTAGTGGTACTGATGTTCGTTATTGGTTAAGTGCTGGTAGTTCGGATGATAGAAAGAAAAACTTTACGAAAGCATATCCTAAATTTGATTCCCAAATATTCAAATTAATTACTCTTAAGTTAAAGGGATTGAAAGAATGTATTAACGAAGAAATTAAATTAAACGTAAAAGTTGGTGATACTTTGTTAATGGGTAAATTCAAAAATAAAAAAGTAGTTGTTAAAAATATAGGAACTGATGAATGGGGAATGCCAACAATCAATGGTAAGAAAGCAGTAACATTTAGAATTCCTAAAAAAGAAAATTTAAAAGAAACAGCATCTAATAGCGGGTTTAGAGGACAGGATGAACCTGATACATCATTTGTAGCAGATGGACAACCTAGAGTATTAAACACAGCTAAGCCTGAAAATTGGTACACTCAAGGTGGATATACTCAAATGGATACTCCAAAAGCAGACTCTATGAGAGGTAGAGGAAAATCAAAAGATACCGAAACTCAATTTAGAAAAGCTTATTATAAACTTAAGAATGTAACACAAAGTACATTAAATCCAGCAGATGACCCATTTAAGGTTGAAGATTGGCAAGAAACCGAACCAAATAAAGTAATAGATAAACCTAAAAGATTTTGGGAATTGCCCGATAATCAAAAAGATACTATAATTTCAAAAGAAGATATTAAAGAAATAGTTGAAGATTTTGATTCCATATTAGATGAGATGGGACTTGGTGGTGGAGCTGGTGTAGGATTATCTTTACCTGGTGGATATATCAATGGAGCACCAGACCCAGAAGATGCTAAGAAATTAAAATCTAAATTAGATGGTGATGGTAGTGAAGAATATACTCCAGTAAAAGAGGGATTAAAAGATTTAGAAAAAGAACTTGTATCATTATATAATAAGGCTTTTAAGCTTATGCCAAAATCTCCTGCACAAATGAAAGTTAGAGCAGAGATTGATAAAATTAAAAAACAAATAGATTCACTAAAGAAAGAATCAATAAACGAATCATTATTATTGGAAGGTGGGGCTTATGGTCACATGAACCATCCATTTGATATTGAAATGAATCTTACATTTGGTGATTTAAAACAAATCGTAGTAAGAGCATTAAATGGTGATTTGGAATTAGCAAGAGAAAAGACTGATGGACAGGCATTGGCAGTTAGTTGGGTAAATGGTAGATTAGTTGCAGCTCGCAACAAATCACACCTAAAGAACAAAGGAGCTGGTGCTATGACAATAGGACAGGTAGCAGACAAGTTTGCTGGTAGAGGTGGATTAACCGATGCATACAACTTCGCTATGCAGGATTTATCCAAAGCAATTGGCGCCCTATCCGAACCTCAACGTAAGAAGGTTTTTAAGGATGGTAGTTCGTTTATGAACTTAGAAGTGATATATCCAACGTCTGTAAACGTAATCCCTTACAATCAACCCCTATTAGTATTTCATGGTACATTTGATTATGATATGGATGGTACTATTGTAGGTGAAAACCAACAAGCGGCATCTATATTGGGTGGTATGATTAAGCAAGTAAATGCACACGTACAATCTAAATACACAATACAGGGACCTCCAATTAATAAACTTCCTAAATCAGAACATCTTTCTAAATTACAAGGAAAATATTTAGGAATGATTTCTAAACTTCAAAATGAATTCAAATTAGCAGATAGTGATGGTGTAGCTGATTATCATCAATCTTGGTGGACTGACTTTGTAGAAAAGAAAGCTAAGAAGTTAGATTATCAACAAAAAATAGGATTAATAAAGAGATGGGCTTTTGGTGACAAGAGTTTCCGTATAGCAGAAATAACTGATGACAAATTAAGAGCATGGGCTGAACAAACTGATAAGCAAGACCAACAAAAAATAGGAAAGCAAAATCTAATGAGATTTGAGGAGATATTTTTAGGAGTTGGTGCTGATGTACTATCCTTTATGGACTCGGTTCTTACAGCAAACCCTGATAGTGCCAAAAGACAAATGGTAGCTCGTTTACAATCAACAATATCTCAAGTAAAAGCAAGTGGTGACCCTAAGAAAATTGAAAAATTGAAATTAGAGTTACAAAGACTTAATGCACTTGGTGGATTCGAAAAGATTGTACCAAATGAGGGTATTGTATTTGTCTATGGTGGTAACACATACAAATTAACAGGTGCATTCGCACCCCTAAATCAAATTTTAGGTATTTTCTTCGATAAATAATTGTTTTCTGGATTTTGATATACTTATATATACAAATATATCGTAAGTAATATGGCAAAGGAATTCAATAAAAAGTTTATGCACCCAACACGTAGAAAGTTGGTAGATATGGTATTGACAGGTGGTGAATATGAAAAAAACACACAAATATCATTTTCTGGAGCAGATAAACAAAATGTAAAGCATAATGTTGGCGAAAGATGGACTGATGATAATGGAAAGACTTGGGTACAACATGAAGGTGGTAAGATAGAAACATCAGAACTATCAGATACAATGCAAGAAGTTAGAGCTTACTTAGATAAGTTAAACACTTGTAAATCTGATAATTGTAAAACAATAAAAGTAGGTAGAGTTGATAAAAAGTTAATATCTAAAACTGGATATTGTTTACATTGTCTTACAATAAGAGAATCTCAAATTAAAGTAGATGGATTGTGGAAGGAGTATGAAGATTATAAAATATATTCTAATATGATTGCATATGGTAATGATGTTGTTTCTCAATTTAAACAAGCTTATAGAGATGCAAAGCAAACTTATGAAGTAGTTCAAGAAGATGGTAAGATTGAAACTTGGAGTATGGAGAGAGATGTTGAAGAACTTAAAGCAGAAATCCTTTTGGAGATTGTTAAGTTTGAAGGTGAAATTGAACAAGCTACTAAATTAAGAAATGAGGCTTACGATAAATTAAAAGATAAAAATTACGATTTAGTAAGACCCCTTAACGATTAATATGAGTGCACCCATAACACCAAAAAAATCTTTAAAAGAGATTATTGCAGAAGAATACAAAAAGTGTGCGGTAGACCCGATTCACTTTATGAAAAAGTATTGTATGATTCAGCATCCGGTGAGAGGTAAGATACCCTTTCACTTATTCCCATTTCAGGAAAAGACCCTAACACAATTTAATGGTAATCGATTTAATATAGTCCTAAAATCACGTCAAACTGGTATCTCAACCCTATCGGCTGGTTTCGCACTTTGGAAAATGATATTCAATACTGATTTTAACGTATTGGTTATTGCAACAAAGCAAGATGTTGCAAAGAACTTAGTAACTAAGGTAAGAGTGATGCATGAATTGCTTCCTAGTTGGCTTAAGGGAGGTTCTATGGAGGATAACAAGCTTTCCCTTCGTTTACACAATGGTTCTCAAATTAAAGCTATTGCTTCATCTCCTGATGCAGGACGTTCGGAAGCCTTATCACTTCTTATATTTGATGAGGCCGCTTTTATTGATGATATCGATGAGATTTGGGTGGCAGCTCAATCAACACTTTCAACGGGTGGTAGTTGTATTGCATTATCTACTCCTAATGGTGTTGGTAATTGGTTTCACCAAACTTGGTTAGGAGCTGAGGAAAGCAGAAACCCATTCAATACAATCAGATTACATTGGACAGTACATCCTGAAAGAGACCAAAAATGGAGAGACCAGCAAGAGGAATTATTAGGATTAAAGAAAGCAGCACAAGAGTGTGATTGTGACTTTGTAAGTTCTGGTGAGACTGTAATTGAACCCGAAACTCTAATGTTCTATAAAGAAACATATATTCAAGACCCAATAGAGAAAGGTGGATTTGATGGAAACCTTTGGAAATGGGAACATGCCGATTATTCAAAATCATATATGGTAGTGGCCGATGTCGCGAGAGGTGATGGGGCCGATTATTCTACTTGTCATGTAATTGATATTGTGAACGCAACTCAAATAGCTGAATATAAAGGTAAAGTTGATACTAAAGATTTTGGAAATTTCTTAGTAGCACTTTCAACTGAATATAATGATGCTTTACTTGTGGTGGAGAACGCTAACATTGGATGGGCTACAATTCAGCAAGTAATTGATAGAGATTATAAAAACTTATTCTATATGAGTAAGGATTTAAAATATATTGATACTGAAAATCAAATGACAAATAGATATAGAGCTGAAGATAGAGGATTGGTAGCTGGATTTTCAACCACTTCTAAAACTAGACCTTTAATCATATCTAAATTAACTGATTACTTTAGAGAAAAATCAATTATAGTTCGTTCTAGTCGTTTGATAGATGAGTTATTTACATTTATTTATATGAATGGTAGAGCAGAGGCTATGAAAGGTTATAATGATGACTTGGTAATGGCATTTTCAATTGGATTATGGGTTAGGGATACTGCACTTCGTTTAAGACAGGAGGGTATTGATTTAACCAAAAGCGCAGTTGGTGGTATTACATCACATACTTACAATGGTGTATATGGTGGTGGTAATGGTATGGATGATAACCCTTGGAAAATGAGAGTTGGGAATGATTTTGAAGATTTATCCCAATGGTTGTAGTGTTTTGATATTTTACGATATTTATGTTATATAATGTCAAAATAGGATTTTGTAGAAATTAATAATAAATTATGGCAGAACAAGAAATAGATGATAGAAGTTTTTTTGGAAGGTTAAAGAAATTATTCTCAACTCAAGCTATCGTAACCGTTGATAAAGATGGTAAACGTAAAGTTGTAGATACTGATGACCGCCAAATGAATACAAACTTCGTAAATCTTAGAGATAGATATACAAAGTTACAAAGGTCTTATTATGAGACAAATCAGGGTGCACAATCAATGGCATATCATCAAGTTCGTAGAGAACTTTTTAGAGATTATGATGCTATGGATAATGACCCAATTATAGCATCGGCATTAGATATTTACGCTGATGAATCTACTACAAAGAATGAATATGGTGATGTATTACAAATTAAATCATCAAATGAGAATGTAAGTGCAATACTTCATAACTTATTTTATGATGTAGTTAATATAGAATTCAACTTATGGCCTTGGGTAAGAAACTTGGTAAAATATGGTGATTTCTTTTTAGCATTAGAAATAGCAGAAGGTAAGGGTATTATTAACGTAACTCCATACTCTGTATATAATACGGAAAGATTGGAAGGTACTGACCCAATGAACCAAAACTATGTTAAGTTTAAAGTTGAATTAGATAGATTTGGTAAAAAGGAATATGAGAACTACGAAATGGCTCACTTCCGTTTATTATCAGATACAAACTTTCTTCCATATGGTAAGGCTATGATTGAAAATGGTCGTAGAGTATGGAAACAATTATCCCTTATGGAAGATGCGATGTTAATCCATCGTATTATGAGAGCACCTGAAAAAAGAGTGTTCAAAATTGATATTGGTAATATTAACCCGCAAGAGGTTGATAACTATATGCAAAAAATTATCAACAAAATGAAGAAAACTCCATTTGTTGATAAAAATAGTGGTGATTACAATTTAAAGTATAATATTCAGAATCTAACCGAAGATTTCTTCTTACCTGTTAGAGGTGGAGATAGTGGCACGGCTATTGAAAACTTAGCTGGATTGGAATATGCGGCAGTTGAAGATATTGATTACTTAAAAGCTAAACTATTTGCAGCATTGAAAGTACCAAAGGCTTACTTATCGTATGATGAGAACGTTAATGGTAAAGCTACATTGGCTGCAGAAGATGTTCGTTTTGCTAGAACTATCGAAAGAATTCAAAGAACAATCGTTAGTGAATTATATAAGATAGCAATCGTTCACTTAGCTGGACAAGGTATTGATGATGCTGAAATGACAAACTTCCAACTTACTTTAACTAACTCATCTACAATATATGAGCAAGAGAAGGTAAACTTATGGAGTGAGAAAGTTAGATTAGCAA